TACTATCGATACTTGTTCTATTCGTGAACTACCGCGCTGCTAAAGACAGCTCGGCTTCTTGAACCCTTATTTACCCTCCTAGGATCTTAAGATATGTTATATCTTAATTACTAGTTTTAACGGGTAAAGTTTGATTACTACCGTATACAATATTCTAAGAGAGTCAAAGACTCTCCCACTATTAAGCTATTAAGCGGTTAACCTTATTTGAAGGTCCTACCGATTGATAAGAATACTTCACGGTAACACATCTTCCTAACGTTGGAAGAGGCACGTTCACGGTGCAAAGACCTTGATTTCTCAAGGTTTCTATCGTTCTATTAAGAATATTCAAACCGGCGTTACCATCCCTATCATGGGTAACTCGACAGTCTGGACATACCCAGGATCTTATACCTAGGTGTAATCCAGGTGAATTAATATACCCACAGTTTGAACAGGTCTTAGTAGTTCCACGTTCGTTAACGTTTAGTAACATACTTCCAGAGTTTTCACATTTTTGACCCTGGATATTAACGAACTGATTAAGTTGCCAATCTCTTACAATACCTTTACGTCCGGTAGAGGTCTTAGAGATATTACAAAGCTGTTTAAGGTCTAAATCTCCTATACCTATAACTCCATAAGTTTTACTAAGATCCTTAGCGATCTTATTTTGAATAATCCTTATTTGAGATCTTTTACGTCTTGAGCTTCTTACCATAGTCTTTGATAGACGGTTATATCTCCTAGAGTGTTTTTTACATTTAGATCGCTTAGACCTTACTTTGTCAGCTTCCAAGTTGAAATGGATACTTACAGGTCTTACTGAGTTTTCAATCTTTACAAAGTTACCGTCGGTATCAACCAGGGTAAGAAGAGTTTTAACTCCTGGATCTATACCTACTATCTTATATGGGTTAGCTATCTCTCCAGTTTTTTCAGCCTCTGATTTAACATTACAAATCAGGGAAAGATAGTAGTCCCCTTCTCTATTCTTAGTAATACTATGACCTGCTCCTACTAGTTCATAGCCTTCCAACAACTTAACCGATCTTGACAGATATACCGGAGGTTTGTATCTACCTTTAATTCTATTAGGATGAATGTTAAACCCGTCTACCTCTCCGAAAGAGTTTAAATGAATACTTTGAGAATTTAGAAAAACAGTGTTAAAAAATCTTCTACTATGAAATCCCGGAGGTGAAGGTTGTTTAAACCAGTCAGGAAGCTCTCCATTCTTAAACTTTGTATTAAGAGATTCAAACGATTTCCAAGAAGCATCAACTTTACGGGAAACTTCCTGAAGGCTTAACCCTCCAAGATCATAGAATCTTAAGTCACCTTTTAAGTCTTTAAGAACATTAGTCATTACCCAAACTTGGTTAGGTACCCTACCTGTTGAATTCCAGACTTTCAAATATAATTCGTTACACCCATTCCAAACTTGAGTTTCCAACGTTGAAAGGTGAAAAAGATGACTTTCAGACTCTAGATCTTTTAACTCTATTTTAACGTTAATAGTTCTTAACACATCTGATTACCTCTTAAGGTCTGGAGGAAATTCATCCGCTGGTTCTTTAGACCAGCGGTTTTCTTTCCTCAAGGTATATAAATTTATTTCTTGTAACAATAAATAATGAAAATAATAGAATTTGAAACCCTAAAAAAATTAAAATTGTTCCTATGATACTCATTTTATTAACCTTTTTAATATTTAAAAACAGAAGACAATAGGACTCTTTGCCACTTTTCCTTTCCTGTCCTTGCTTGTCTTTATTTTTCTTTTGTATTTTTACAACCACTTTACTATACTTTACAACACTTGTCTTGTCTATATTAATCCTTTCCTTGAAAAGGATTATAACAGTTCTTTAATCGTTTGTCAAGCGTTTTTATTGTATATTTACAAGTATTTTATTTTATTAGCATTTTTAAAAATAAGTGATTTCCTGTAGTCAAGGAGTAGTTTCCTATTCATTTATAAAAATCTTGATTTTCACTTCTTTTTTTATTTGTAAAAACAACCAATTAGAAATCAGTTTTTAATGATTTTCACTTCTTTCGATAGACTTTAAGGATTTTATTTGAAAGGATTTTCCATTCCATTAAAACCAACTTTTCTCCAAGAGGTATCAGGAAAAGATTGTTCTTCTTTAATTAATAAAACTTCAAATTCATTATTTGAAGTTTTAACTAACTTTGTATTGGTATCTTCAAAAATTACTTCTAACTTTGATTTATAACTTCCAGACCTAAATAAATTTAAAAGTCTAGGTATAGTAATTTTAACTCCTTCAGGAGAACGTACGGCTCTACATATAATAGAAAAAACATCTTGAACACTATCACCAGTTTCAGGATCGATTTGACTTTCAATTATTTTTTCTTTATCTGAATGAGTAATAGCGTTCATTGTTTTTACCTTTTTTGATTATTCTAAAGATACTGTTTCAAATATACAGAATGGATCAAGAGCCATTGCATCTCTTGGAGTGATTTCAATATGAGTTGAACTTAAATCAATTTTATTGAATGGGATTTCAATGACTGCTGACAATAATACTTCAAGTTCAGATAAAATTGCTTGATTAACTTCAGGGGTCATTGGTGAATCCTTGGGGGTTAATCTTGTAACGATTTCTTGTCTTACCTTTGATACTACTTCAAGTTCAGCATTTATTTTTCGAAGTATTTTACTTATATTGTAACTTAATTTAATATTTAGTTTTTGCTGGCTCAAATAGATGAGTGCTTCACGAGCATCAACAACTTCTTTAAGAGACACTTGAATTGTCATAATTTTCCTCACTTTAATTTTTAGTATTCCCGATATTACTTATTCCAATACCGGGAATACTATTCTAGCATAAATTTTTAGGCGTATAACTTTAAGATGGTTTTCCACATTGGATCATCACCCATCTCTGCTTTAACATTCAAACCACGGACAAGTTTTCTAAGAGAAATATCGGACTTTTTAGGACTCTTTCTAATCTCTTCGATAACATCATCAATTTGACTTTGAGATAGTTTTGCTCCACCTTCAAGACGAATCATTGGAGCAATTTTAGCCATATAATCGACCATTTCATTGTCGGTTGGATCAATCTCAATAATGAAACCACGAGTTCTGATGGCTCCGTCTGGATCAAGTTTATCAAGTTTTAGATTTGAGATGAAGATAACACGACCGGTGAATTCAAATGAGTTTGGATATAAGTATCCTCCATCCTTCGTAGTCGGTCTATCTCCATCTGCGGCTTCCAAAGCGGACTCATATTGGTCTCTTGGAATGATAACACTACTCTTTTTATTCCAAGCAACCTTACGAATCTTTTTAGTGTCGGTTGCAGCCTTAATGAGGTTTCGCCCTTCTTGATCTGCTAAAGCACTGTCGCAGTCATCAAATAGAACAATACTATCTTTATTGTCATATAAAGAAGTATAGATACCAATAGGACTGGCACTACCAGTATTCTTGAAATACCCGTTGCCGTCTTGTAATCCGGCTTTGGCTAATTCAGTCTCAACGGTTTGTGTTTTACCTGTACCACCACGCCCAGCAACAAATAGAGCATTTGTAGCGCCTTTAATAACCATTTTCATTAAAATGGCTAAATGCTTGAGTTGCTCTTCGTATGCGACCTTCTCAACGCCCTTTGATTCAATCTCGGCTTCTTGCTCATTAGGGGCATATGTTTCTTTACTTCCACCACTTGAAACACTTACCTTAACACCGCCTGCTGAACCGATAATATCACCTTTTTGAGAAATTAACTTATTGATATCTGCTTGTGTTCCAGTAAATGTATACATGCTTCCAGTTTGCTTTTTAAGTAAATTTGGATACATTTCTCTAATAGATTTAAAAACAGAATAGATTTTTCCATTTCCAAAATCAGCAATAAGTGTATTATTTGAAAACTGACCGCCTTTTTCAAATTCTTTCATAAGAAAATCAAAAGCATCATCTTTTCCGCCGGCGGCTTCTAAAATTAATTCTTCACTAATACTACCATTTGAGTCAGGAATAAGATAAAATGTTCCTTGACCAAAAGGGCTAAGAATTAAATCTACAATTAAAGGCAATGTCTTAACAAGGCTAACTTGGGTGTCAAACTCCATGTGCCATTTAGGATCGTGAGAAGTTCCATCCCATACATCAACACTATCAAGTGCGAATGAGTTAATATTAGCACCTTTCCAGTTAAAACGAATGCTCTTGTCTTTGTAAAAATATCGAACACCATATCCTCGTCCGGTAGAGTTAGTAAATTCCTCTACAGCGGGATACGAATAAACCTTTGTTCCAAGTTTTTTGGCAAGATATGATTTAACAATTTTATTAACGCTATCAACTGCCGTTGCAGAAATAGCCTCTGTGATAAGCCATTTTGAAAATCGTTTCATTTTTTTAATCTCCATTTTTATGGTTACTTAAAGTTCACTCTAAGACACTCAGATTTTAATTTATACACTATCTTAAAGATTTTATAAAGAATAACTTTATTCTTAATTACTTATTAAATAAAAAAACCTCCTTTCGGAGGTTTGATTTAAAGAGACTGGATAGTAGAATTTAATGAACTTTCAATTTCATCATAATAAAAAGGACCATATATTTTAGGTGATTGAAAAGAAATTAAATCAACTACTCTTATAGAGTAAAGATCATTGTCATCTATAATAGTTATTGAATAATTTTGAAATCTAATTGAACCATCTTTTTCAATTAAACCAATTTTATTACATACCTTTTTTATTATCTGTTGAAGCCACTTCATTTTAATTTCTCCTTTTTTAACAAGTATATTACTTATCTAAAAAGGTAATTCTTCATTTGAATTTAAGTGATATAACTCAATAAGTCTTGCTGCGTCCATAGCAGCATCATGAAGTGGATTATGCTTTTTAAATCCATCTGAGCAGGATTTAAGTTCATATTGTCCGTTATCAGTTCCAGACATAATATCAATAGCAGTTCTTACATCTCTAACTTTCCAATGGTTATATGGAATAGGAACACCTGATACGCTGTATAGTGATCTTATAATAGGAAAATCAAAGTCTGTTCCTCGCGACCAAGCATAACTATTCCTTTTAGAAAATCCATCTATATTTTCTATGAAATTATTTATTTTTTCTAATCCTTCTATTACTGAAAAATCACTTTCAGATGGTTTTATCATTGAGTCACGTACTTCTATTTCTTGTTCTTTCCAAAAATCGATTGTATTCTTTTCAATTGATCTTTTATATCGTTTTACTTGTTCTTCTACTTTTAATTTAACCATTATTCCTTTTTCAAGTAAAGTAGGAAAGTTTGAATAGTTTTCAAAAGTAAAAGGAACACAGGCCAATGCAAGAATAGTAGCATTAGGTTCAGTTGATAAAGTTTCTGTATCAAATACAAGATGTGTTAGTATTTTACTCATTGTGTTGGAGACTCATCAACAGTTTTATATAGCAAATACTCTTCATAAAGGTTATAAACTTCCTCTATAACTTCTGGTTTATCATTAAACCAGCCATTTTCACCAGTAGCATTCGCAATACAGGCTTCAAGTGTCTGTCCAATTAGTTGAGAAATATATGTTGTCAATAGTTCTGATACTCTTTCTTGAGTACCTCCAAAGCGCTGGGTTCCAAGTGTTTCACTTAAAAAACGACCAACCCATAGATGTGTATCATTATTGGCATTTTGGGTCCCTAATGATTGCTCAAATTGGATAATTACAGAAACACCTTTACAATCACATTTTTTATTAAATGCAGTTAAAGTGCGTTGGAGTAAAGAAAAAAATGTATAAAATGTTGGTGTCATATGGTTTCCTATAAATAGTTGATATGGAGATGCATCCAGTATTTCCATACCCTAATAACATTAACCTTTCTGGGAGGCCATTATGTCTAAAAGTATTTATGTTCAATTCCTCTCTGAACAATCTAATTTAAATTCTCATTATCTTAATCGTCTAATTAAACTTCTTAGCCACTCTATCGCAATAGAGCCTTTTAAAAAAACAGAAGGATTTGAGTGTCACCATATCGTTCCTAAGTCATGGAAACCTGAATGGATTAAAGAACCGGATAACCTACTAAAGGTTTCCACTAAGGCTCACTATGTAATTCACCATCTTATGTGGAAGGCTTTTCCTAAAGATGCTGCTATGAAGTACGCATTTTGGAGTTTTATCTTTAAAAATAAAAGCCGAATTACCGCAAAAGTTTTTGAACTTTTAAGACTTGAAGTTAGAAAACTTCAAAAGAAAAGTGCCAAACAACGAGTGATAGATGGAACGCATAATTTTTTAGGTGGTGTTGCTGTCCGTGAACGAGTTGCTAATGGATCTCATAATTTTTTAAATGGAGAGTTTCGAGAGAAACTTAATGAGATCAATAGAAAAAGAGTGTCAGACGGAACACATAACCTTTTAGGTTCTGATCTTCAAAAACAGCGAGTAGCAGACGGAACACATCCTTTTACCAGTGATTTGGCAATACGAACCCAAAAGAAAAGAGTGTCAGACGGAACACATAACCTTTTAGGTTCAGAACATAACAAAAAACGACTTGCTAACCACACTCATCCTTCTCAAATCAAAAAGACTTGTCCTCATTGTGGAAAAACTTGTGCATCGACTACCTATGGACAATGGAATGGTAGTCGATGTAGATTTAAAGAATAATGTAACTTAAATGTTACAAATCAATCGTCAATCATATTTCGAAAAAGTTCAAGATCATCATCTTCATCATCAGACGACGGCTTATTGGTATTTTTAGCCGGCATAGGAATAGTATTAGAAGGCGAAGTTGTCTTTTCTGGAATTTCTTCATCATCTCCACCATTATCTGCTGAAGCAGTTTTACTTAATGAAGATGGTGAAATAAATGCATCAAATTTAGTTTTTAGTTCGCCATAACTCTTGAAGTTCTTAGGATCAATAACTTCTGACAGATTATATTGTGATTTCCAGACTTTTTCCATTGCTTCATCGGATTCAAGTAAAGGACCACGATCACCAAATTCACTCTTATCGTAGTTTTTAAATCCTTCAACATTTCTGATCTTTAACTTAAATGGTGCTCCTTCCCAAAGATCAAATGGATTGAAACTTTCCTCATCCTCAAATTCTGGATTAATGGCATTCATAAGTTTGTTAAAGATTTTGGTTCCATAACTAAACAAGAAAACTTTACCTTCATTTTCTGGATGCTTTGAATCAGATAGAACAATAATATTTGAAACATATTTTAACTGACGCTTACGCTTGCTAACAATTTTCTTATTATCTTCTATACCAGAATTCCAGAGCAAACTATTTGCTTCACAAACAGGACAAGGATTTCCTACTCCAAGCGATGTCGGACAGTTGTCAATAAACCACTTACCATTTTGCTTGAAGCCGTGGCTATAGATTTTAACATAGGGAGAATCAGATCCTTCTGATTGTGGTAGGAAACGAATGATTGCGTAACCACTTCCAGACTTATCAACCTCTGGAGCCCAATAGCGATCGTCGGTATAAGATCCGGCGCTTATTCTCGTTCTCCATTTTTTCTGCTAGTTGCTTAAAGGTAGTCTTCGAAGTTTTTTTCATTGATGCAAAACTCATATTATTTCTCCTAAATGTGTGCTGGTGCGCTTGGCGCTAATGTTGCACTAAGTTGTTGGTATTTTTCTTTCATCTTTGCTAAATTACGTTCGTTCAAACGTAGAAGCATACTATACTTATATATTAAATTTTTCCTTAATTGTTGGAGTGGATTTATTGGAAACCACATTCTTGTAAAATTTGTAAAATTTTCCAATACTGCAAATGTTTCCAAACTTGTAGGTCTTAAAAACCTATTGACTATTATAGGGTCTTTTGTCCCAAATGTCAATAGCGAATCGTCAAAAGATATAGAATTAGAAGTTAAATAAAATTCCAATTCTTCTAACTCACGCTCGAAGGTGCTTTCAAGAGCCAAAAAGCGTTTCATTCTATAATTATGAAAATCATTGTGTTCATCATTAAAAATAGAACCTATCCAAAAGTCTTGATCGTAAATAAAACCTGACACTATCTTGTTGATCCAATCTCTTCTATTTCCAGATGAGATAGTTTCAAGTTTTATAAAGAACGTAATATCTTTACGCTTTTGAAATGATGTTTCCTTAATACGGTTATACTGATTATTTTCATTCCATATAAAAGAATCAGTATTAAAATGTCTTTTAAGCATAAGATAATCAATGTAAGATTGAAAACCTTTCATTTCTACTCCAAAATAAGTTCTGGATGAATATCATCCTTAATTATAACCTTTCGTATCATTCTATTTTCTATAGCGCATTGCTTGGCTCTAGTTTTTGTAATACTATCCATCTGCTTAACGATATCTTCAGGATCGATTTGATTATTTTGACAAACTTCTAAAATTGCTTCTATAAAAGAACATTTTAAATCATCCATAACTTTAGCGATTTCATTGTGAAGATTTTCACTCTGTTTACTCATTTTATTCTCCTATAGTATCTCCTTCTTTAAATTCTATAATAGTTCCTAATTCTAATTGCTCTTTAAAATCTTTTACAAGCCACTTCCTAGTTGCAATAGTCTCAAGATTTTTATTAAGAATATCTACAATCATAGATTCACTATTTTCAGTATAAGCAAAAATATTATATACATATTCTTCATCAGATGACTTTAAAATGAGACCTTGTTTGATTTGAATAGTCATAAATATACCTCAATAAATATTAATATTAGACCCAGGATTTTTATCTTTAATTCCTTTAAGAATACCTCTCCATTCATCCGATTGGTGATATCTCCCCAATGAATAAGGATCTGCTAGAGGTGTAGCAGTGGTTATAGTTTGTTTTACTTTTATTTGGTTGCAATTAGGGCAAGGCTCTGTTGTTGGAACTTCATTTTGACTTATTTTTAAAAAGCGCTCGAAACTTTCACTACAATTATCACACTTATAACTAAATGTTGGCATCTTTAATCTCTTTAACTATAAAAATACTATTTTTTGAGGACATCCATTGTATTCTATTATGATATTTAATAAGACACATAATAAAAATAAAATGAATTGATTTAATGGTATTCACTCCTAACAACAATATCTGAAATATAATCTCAACAATAAAAATAAAAAAACTAAGAATAGAGAGTAAAATCCTTTTCATAAAAGACCTGACTCAAGTATTTTTCTGAGTTTATTTTTAACAAGATAGTTAAAGATATCAACTCTTTTATTATTGTCTGTGTTAAAATCCGAAATTATCTGTAAAGATAGATTTTCAGGTATGTTTCTTAAATCGATGAGAGTGTGGTTCCTATAAAACTTTGCTAGCATTTCTTTAGAAGAACAAAACCCTTCTGGATTATATAGTCCGTTATTTTTTTCCCATTCTATAATACTTGAAGATTTTATAGGTTTTGATCTTTTATTTTTATCTAAAAATACATCTTCATCACTTAATATATTAGGTATTCCATCACCACTATCACCTTTAACAATGTGCTCAAAAAGATTATAGTTGTTGGTTTGTGCTGAAATATATTTCTTATGTAATGGTGACCACTGTTGAACTTTAGAACATATGTTATTTTGGATTTGTATAAGATCTTTGTCACTGGAGATAATAATAATTTTATCTTGATGAGGACAATGGTATTTACTCAATACCGCAATAATATCATCAGCCTCACACCTATAAGATTCAATCGTCTTAAAGGGTAGTTCATTTTTAATCTCATCTTTGATTGTATTAAAAATGTTAAAAAATTCATTCCAATCAAATTTAGACTTATCGTGAGATAATTTTCTATTTTGCTTGTAGAGTGGAAAAATATCTTTACGCCAATAATCTTTTCCATCAAAGCAGATAATGAGTTGGTTGGTTTGTGCATTAAATTTTTTCTTATAAGATAGAATATTATTTAATGCAATATGTCTTAAAAGAGGTAGATCAATTTGCTTTTTTGAGAATGAGAAAAATTCTATTGTGCTGGAAATAACGATCTGAGAGAAATCTAATAATATAATCATTTCATTTCCTTGTATTCACTATTTTAGAGAAATAGTGAATTTCATCATATTCGGATTCATCTTCAATTATACTTACATTTTTTAATATATTTCTAACCTTCTGTTCTTTTCTTCCTTTTTCTGGTTGTCGTGATTTACGCGGAAAATCAATGTCTTTTTCTTTCATTTGTTCCTCTAACGATATTTCTTATTACATAGATGTGATAGTTCTATCTGGGCTCTTAACCCAGAAAAAGAACGACTTTTAATATACTCAATTAAATTTTCATTACTCATTAAATTATTTTTTAAAGCATCATTTATATCTTTGCTTGTAAAATCACTATTATAGATAACAACTTTAAATCCTTCTTTAATTCTTTTATATGCCTGTTTTTTAACTTCTATATTTCTATCCATTTCATTGTCATAAACAAAGCAGATATTGTTTTTATTAGAAGCATTACTTTTTATATACTCTAGTGCTTCATAATTGGCTAATCCAGCCATAGCAATAGAATTAGGCATACACATAGCATCAATAGGTCCTTCAAAAACATATACTGGCTTTTTCCAATCTATAAATTCAAGTCCCCATATTTTAGGTAGGTTTTTATTAACTTCAAGAACAATATAACGAAATGAGGAATTTGGATTTAAAGAACGACAATTTAAGTAACTATAATTGCGATTTTTATCATAAAAAGGTATCACTATAACAGGATCATTATTTAGGTGTATATCTGAGTAGTGACTGATCTGTTTAGCAATAGAAGAAAGATCATTATTAAAGTAGATACTTTTATAAAAGCAATGAGGTATTTTTCTATTCTCAATGTATCTTAATGCTTCAATACTTTTTTCTGATTCAATAGGAAGTCCTATATTTAATTTGGTTTTAAATTCTGGTGGACTGAACTTAGGTAGTTCAATCTGAGGTTCCTTTTTACTCCCCCATTTTTCTTTTATTAATTCTAGTTTATATTCTTTATAGATATAAGGATTGATTAACTCTATAAATCGCATTAAACTCATTGAGGCATTGCAGTTATGACAATAACTACTTATAGACCCTTTTCTTTCAATCAGATATCCTCTGGCTCTTTTTTTTTCTTCTATATCATCACAAAATTGACACCTAAAGTTAGCAACATACGGTCTATTTTTTACAATTCTAAATTTTACAAGTTGTTTTCCAATTATATTGGCATACTTAATATCAATCCAAAGCATTTTAAATGGTCTCCTTATTTTTTAATATAGTATCATAAAAAACATAACTTGTAAAGTGAATATAATAAATAATTAATTATATAAACACATAAAGAGGATTGAACATGAAAAATTTATTGCCCCCAGTATGGGCACCAAATGCAGTTGCAACTGATCGAGGGTGGATTAATCCAAATACAGGAGAAGTTCTTATATCATATAGAGGATTAAAAACATTAATAAAGAATAAAAATGAAAATGAAAAAAATAAAGAAATTACTGAACGGAAGTATTGAAACTCCAGATGATATTCAAAGTGAAATTGTAGAAGAAAATAAAATAGAAATAAAACCTAGAGGTAGAAAGACACGTAAATCTACAAGTGGTGAATGATTTATGTCTGAAAATATTTTTAATCGTGAAGTAGTCATTAAAATTGCTTTGGATTCTTATCCGTATAAAGCAGTATTTGATGAAGAAGAATTTAAAAAAGATTTATACCGTTTTTTTATTGTTAGAAGAATGTCTCGTCGTTTTTTTAAAACTGGTAGTATAAATGAAAAATTGATTTTGAATAGTATTATTATTTGCTTAAATATTTTCGGTATAAAAACATCTAATTTAATTTGGGAAATGATATGCACTGATGATGAATTTAGTGTTATTATGTCTTTTTTAATTTTTTTAAATTCTTTAAATCCAAGTGTTTCTTATATAAAACCTAATCAAGTTGTTTTGGATTTACTGAAAGATATCGAGCATCGTTATACTATTTCACCCAACCAATGAGAAAAATAAAATGAAAAATATAATTTTAAAGTATGTTTTAAAAAGACTAATGGAAACAAGTACGTTAAGAGGTCTTGTTATTCTTTTTGGAACATTAATAGGATATCATTTGTCTGGAACACAGACTGATAATATTATCTATATTATTTTAGGTATTGTAGGACTTATTGGTTCTTTATTACCAGATTCCATAGGAGATATTATTGAGGATTCAGTTAAACATTCAAATGATAACAATACCACCAATACAGATGAAAATCAAGTTTCTACTGATGAAAAACCAGAAGTTGGATTTGGAGATAAGTAGCAAAAAGCCCGCATCTATTATCAGTAGATTAGCGGGCTTCTAATCATAATAACCTGTAAAGGAGGTTAAAATGACTACAAGTATTTATACACCTTTCACTTATCTCATTCGGATGGTCCTGGCTTGATACTTGGTATTATGGATCTCGTTATAAACAAAATTGTCATCCCGATGACTTATGGACCAAGTATTTCACTTCATCAGTTCATGTAGACATTCAAAGATGGCTCTATGGTGAACCGGATGTAATCGAAGTGCGTCGAATCTTTCAAACTAAAGACGAAGCACGAGATTGGGAAATAAAAGTTCTTAAAAGAATGAAAGTAGTTAAAAGCAAACAATGGTTGAATAAAACTGATAGAAAAGGTTTTTACTGTACCAACCATTCGGAAGAAACTAAGCAGAAGATATCGAAATCCTTAAAACGGTAGACAATCTCCAACTACCGGAATGAAGCATTCAGAAGAATCAAAAAGAAAAATGTCAGATGCTGCAAAAAAACGATCAGATGAATATCGAATAAAAATGTCTAAATCGTTGAAAGGTAGAACACATTCTAAAGAAACTAAAATAAAAATATCAGAGTCAAAAATCGGAAAACCACTATCATTAAAATCAAGACAAAAAATATCTAAATCTTTGAAACGGTCGTACTTCCCCTAATAAACGGCAAACTGATGACAGAAGAACAAAAAATGAAAATTTCAGAGACTTTAAAAAGCACATTATTAAATAAAAGGAGAAAATTAAATGCAAATTAACTGGAAACTTGGAGATACTTCAAGAAAATATGAAGTTGGACCAAATGGAGGGCCAGGAACAGTCTCTACTGGTAAAGGAGATAGAGGAGGTTCAAGCTATGGAACATATCAACTTTCATCTAAAACAGGAACTTGTGCTCAATTTGTAAAGACAATGGGATATAGTGAATACTTTGGAAAAAATCAGCCTGGTTCTCCTTTATTTACTGCTCTTTGGATAAAGGCTGTTCAGAAGTTCCCAAAGTTTGGAGAAGATCAGCACGAGTTTATTCGTATTACACACTATCAAGTTCAAATGGACTATCTAAGTGGCATTGGTATTGATTTAACAACAAGAGGACCGGCTGTTCAAGATGCTGTTTGGAGCACAAGTGTTCAATTCGGACCAGCAACATCCTTAATAGAGAAGTCATTAAGATGGAAATCAGTTAATAAAATGAATGATGAAGAAATAGTAACATCTATTCAGGATTATAAGATTGTTAATAATTCAACTCTTTTTAGATCATCAAGTGATAGTGTTAAAAAATCAACTCTTAATAGAGCAAAAAATGAAAAAGCCGATTTAATAAAACTTGCTACAAGTGGATTAGATATTGTTCCAGATAGTATTAAAAATCTATTCGACGTAATTTCTGATATTGGTAAAGACAATTAAAATAAGATTTAAGTAAAGTTGATTTCATTTGATGTGAAATCAACTTTTTATTTTATCCAAAACTATATGATATAATCATATCAGTCAAGCGTCTAATACTTGATTCCGGATTTCTTACTTCTAAGTTAGTTCCTTGTCCATCAAGCAAACTTGAGCCTCTTTCATTTGCACTTCTTACTGGTTCACTTCTTTTCCCAGACACTTGAGCCATCATAGCACCCTGTGCTGCGGCATTTCCAGTAGCAATTACATCTGAGTTTTTGTCATTAAATCCGGCTGTTTCAAGTATTGGGCTAAATGAAGGTTGTAATTGAGGTGTTAATCCTGAAGATATCGACGATGAAAAAATATCAGAAGATGTGTTTATTGGATTATTCTGTAATACTCCATTACTATCAATACTTTTTGATAAAGATTGGTTAAAAACACTTTTAATGCCATTAACAGAAGAAGATAGTTCTGGCGCTGCTTTATTTATTAAACCAGAAATATCTCCGTTCATCATTGGATTTAATGCTCCACTTTGTCGCAGTGAATCAACTGCTGCGAGATGAAGTCCCAACTGTCCAGGAACAGTTTGATTTGCTTTACTTAAAGCAGTCGCGCCACCAGATTGAAGAGCATCTATAGATGCTCTAACATTTGGCATCTGAAGCAAATTGTAGTTTTGAGCAACTCTTGGTCCAAACGAAGATAGTTCTGAAGGAGCAATAGTTGAGACTTGCGCACTTGAAGGAGTCATTCCACTTATTGTATTTTCAGTGATAGGATTTCTACTGAATTGACCTGAACTCAGTTCATATTGATTTCCAGGTTGTACATTTGATTTTATTACTTCTTGTTGTGAGTCACTTTTTCTATCAGATTGGTCTATATTAGAGATTTTAGTATTAGATTGTTCTGGTTTTGAAACTCTTGATATTTCTCCTGTATTAGGTTGAGAAGTCTGAGTGATTTGATCTGATTGACTTGGTGAATTATCTGTTGAAAGAGTTGATGACGGTTCTGATTTGCTTTTGGTAGTATTTAATTCTTTTTTAACAGATGATTGCTCACTGATATGCCCTACTTGAGCGGCCTTTTTATTGTATGTTGATTTCCAGTGGTCAAGGAATTGAGAAGCACTCATTCCTTTTCCTCCATTGGCATCCATTGTTTTTCTGAGTTTATCGCTAACAGGCTGTCCAGTCTGAGCAGCCTTAATGATTTCTGAAGCACCTTTGGCACCTTGTTGGTGTGCTAAATAGACTAATTCAGGATTTTTATTAATATCAACATCAATACCATAAGACTTTAGTGATGAAATATTCTTTTGTGCTAATTTAGCGGCTCCCATTGCTGCCTGACTTGCATTGTTTCTATCTTGAACACCAACTCCTGCCGCAGTGGCTTCATCGAATTGATATAGACCTGTATATTTGGATCCAGTTCTATGAGCCGAGGCATTACCAGATGATTCAATATTAGCCATTGTTCTCATATAAGAGAGTGGAACACCTATGCTATCAGAAGCAGCCTTAATTGCTGATTCAACTCCAGAACTAAATGATTTACCACCTTGTTGAATATTTGAGATCACTCCAGCAGCCGATGCCGCTCCAGGCACCCCTTGTGCTGCTAACATACCCGCAACGCCTGTGGCAGCGCCTTGGGCGACTTGACCAAGAGAAGGTTTATTTTCTACAGGAGAAGTGCTTTGGCCTGTGGTTTCTGCTTTAAGCGCAGCATCTCTTTCAGAAATCAGTTTAGCAGCAAGTCCTTTTCTGTTCTTTCCTTGTGTAGCAGATGCATTTTCCCAATGCCAGGCTTCGTGACCTAAAGGACGATAGAGACCCTGTTTCTCCATTGCTTCTGCCAGTTTTGGATTATCTTTCCAAAACTGAGCGGCACTCTTATCTGCACCACCAATATCAGCCGCATTGCCTGTAGTATGTATAGATGTTTTGGCTACCCATTTACTGGCTGCTTGCTCACTTCCATATTTTGCTATGGCTTCTTTTCTGAGTTGATCTTGTTTTTCTTGTGATCTAAATCCACTGGTGATAGGAATTTTCATTCCGGCTTCTTGTGATGCTGCTTTCATTTTAGCAATCATATCTGGGTTCATACCATTTAACTTACTCAAATCTCCTGAGAAAAACTGTTTATCTTCATCAGTGATTTGATAAGCAACGGCAGACTTTTGACCTGGAAGAAGATTTCCTTTGGTAGCAGTTTGCTGATTGACAGACTGCGGTGATTCTTTTATTTCAACTGGTTTGGAATGAGTAGTCTGCTCTTGAATAGCATTAGGCGCTATAATTGTGGATGGTATAGATGGAGAAGATGGCATCCTTGATTGAGCAACTATATCTTGATTTATTGCCTGTGTTTGAGCCATACCTAGAGATGTGCTACCAAATACGGTATTTTCTCTTGGAGAGTTTATACCTGTTCTTTCTGTTTGACCAGAACTCCATTGTGGTTTATATGAAGTAGCAGTATTCTGGTGCAGGATATAAGACATAGCATCGCCAACTGATGCCATTGCTTTGTCAGATACACCTTTTTCTTTAGGCTGTGTTAGCCAAGGAGTATCACTTGAAGCCTGAACATTAGGCGCTACTTGAGGTGAAACTCCAGTAGAAGATTTAGTAATAGGTTCAATCTTAGATATTTGTTCAGATGAAACTGATTCTTTTGGTATTTCTATTGATGGAGTAGATTGTGTCCCTATAACTTTACTTGCGATAGTAGCACCTTCTTTTCTATCGGCTGAATTAATTAGAGGTGTGCCTTTATCATCAGTTAAAACTACTGGAATTGGCTTATCAGCAGGTTGATTAATAGACACAACTGCTGATGCTTTTTCTGGCACTGAAGTTAAATTAACAGAATTTTTAGTTAAAGAAGATGTATCTCCTGAATTAGATCCAGTAGGTTTTAAATTGTCAGATAGAGATGTTTGTTTCTGGTCTGGACTAGACTGATTTTCTTCTATTTTTCCTATATCAGATAGATTAGCAACATTAACTCCAGTAGTATCACTCATTGCTCCTGCGGTGTTAAATGAAGACGCAGTTAATTGTCCTTTTAGTAAAATTTCTCTTTCTTCTTTTATCTTATTTTCTTCTTCTAAAGATATTTTATTTTGTTCTTCTTCTCTTTTCTTTTTTCTTTCTTCCCATTCTTTCTTTTGTTTTTCTTCTATTTCTTTTTGTTTTTTTGCACGGTCTTCATTGGTTTCACCACCAAATAAACCTACGATACTATCAATAACTTTATCTGAAAAATCGGGTGGTATAATATCACTTACCGCCTTGCCAATTTGTGTGCCTGTTCCATAAGCAACTCCTGTAGCACCAGATAAAGCATCTCCTGCGCCTTCAAGCCTATCAAGTGAAAAGAATGGCGCATTTAAATCGAATACCTTTCCTAGTCCACTTAATGTCTTTTTTCCTTGATTAATAGGATCGACTGCTCCAGTATTTTTTAACTCATCCCAGTTTTCTGCAACTGCTGATGCTGCTGTAAGTGGAACTGCGGCCTTTCCAATAATATTACCACCAGTCTTAAAAAATTTACCAAGTCTGCCAAACCAACCACCAGCACCAGCCGCTTCTGCGGCACCAGATCCAGAGGCTGGTGGAACTATTGGATGTGTTCCTCCTTTAGGTAGATAACCAGCGCCCGCACCTATCAGTCCACCTCCAATCTCTAATGCTTCAGATGTATCTTCATCTGTATCAAATAACTTACTTGCTCCCCAACCTAATCCGGCACCAATTACTCCACCCAAGGCGCCTCGCACCACTCGTCCTTTAAATGAACGAGGACTTCTACTGGCTCTTCCAGCACGACCTCTATTTCGATTTCTATTGCGTCTATTTCTTTCTCTAAAATTATCTGTATCAAATCCAAGATCAGAATGACCTACCGAGTTATCGAGATTTCCTTTTAATGAATTTACAGCATTTAAAATACCTTTAAGAGTAATATCCATACCAACTAGAGTATTTGATATATGAGATATTAACGGAACAAGAGGATTTAATGTTCCTCTTGACCTTTCTATGGCTTTTTGATTAGCATTTTCATTAATAGATGAATAGTCAGCACCTCTATTGCCAGTTTGTTTAACTCGCTCTATTGTAGTAGAAGACGACCTATTTTGATATGGATTAAGTCTAGGCGCTGGACTATGTTGCTGCTTGTTAGACTGAATAGAAGAATAAGGCTCTACAGAAGATACTTCTTCTGAACCTTTATTTTGACGGCTTAAAAGTTTTTTTAAAGAACTTATACCATTTATACTTGAAGAAATTGAAGGTAGTGGCATTATACATCCTTAAAATTAACGCTGCATTGCTTTTTGTTTTTTATCAAGATAGTCTAATAAAATTCCTATATAAACAGTTCTTTCAAATGGTATCATATCATTTATCTCTGATAAACTAATATTGTGCTCTTTGGCAAGCAAAAAATTTGTTTTATAGAAGTCCGCAAGCTCACCATTTACGAACATCAGTCGAAAAAATCACGTAGTCCATTAAGTTCAACTGTAGACTTATTTCTACAACTCGGACAAGTTAATTCCATTATCATTGTAACTGTAGGCTGATTTTTAAAAAACTCTGATACTTCTTCTATCTTGGTTGAAGGAAATGATTCAATAAATTCTTTAAGATCATTTAACTGAAAGTCAATTCCAGGGACCATAACCTTGTCATCTTCAAAAATTGAATCAACACAAGCATAAATATATTCATCAGTGATATCTATTACATTTTTTCCTTCAAGACCAACCGATCTAAATCTATTAAATGTTGGGGATTTAAGTCTTATACCTATTGTATCTGATAATTGAATAATACATTTTTTATGATAATCGACTGGAAATTTAACAAATGCATCTTCTAAATTAAATGATACCTGAAACTGGCATCCACAAGGTTCTTTATTATTACTTATAGAGTTTTCATCTTTTTTATCTATTAAAGCATTACATTTATATTCTGCTGTAAGCATTTCACCTACGCTTTTTGCACGAATCCTTAGAAAGATATAATCTATAACATACATTGGTAAGTCATCAATATTTACTTTATTAAGCAAACAATCATCAATAATGGCTCTTATAGTGTTAATAAAACCAGTATCATCTCCCAACTCTTGTGATTGAAGTAAAGTCTTATATTCTTTTACTAACATTGGGCGAAATTTAACAACTTCTCCTGAACCAGGAATAGTTAAGTCATAAACAACAAAAGGTATCTTTGGCAATCCGCATATTATTCCTCACTTTAAGTTTTTATTTTTAAAACTATTTTTATATTTAATCATTTTTCTTTTTACGTCTCACTAATTGTACTAGCGGTATATCTTTCTGAGCATCTTTTATATTATCTGTTGTAGTTCCTACTTCATTCTCATCAAGCCACTCTTTAAAAGACTTAATTAATTCAGAAACAACGCCCATTTTTTTCTTTAAAGTATCCCATTCTCCCCAAATTGCTTTAGGAACAAGTTTTTCAAATTCTTCTTTATCTCCGGTTTTAATAGCATTTCTAACGGCTGTAGCACTTGTTACTCTTTCGGTTTCTTGAAAGGTAACATGATACTTTTGATCATCTGGCATTTTAGCGTTTGCCTTATCTATTGCATCTTGATATGATGCAATTCTATCGGCTCCTGCATAAATCTTTGTAACTTCTTTTCCTTGCTTTCTAAAGTATCCAAGAATACCAGGAAGAAATCCATTTGGACTTATAGATACTTCGAGATTAGGAAAAATCATCTGCATTAACTTCTTTTGATATTCTTCATCAAGGGGATTTCTTTCTGTATCAGAACTTGATTTTTTACCCTTTACAATAACAACAATAGGATTTTTCATTCCATCTATTATTTTTTTATGACCATTATGGGGTGGTTGTAGTCTACCGTAAGAAAAGTTCTACATTTTTCATTTGTAATCTCCTGTTTATATTTTAATAGCGTCTCGCATTCGAGTTATATATTCTTTTTTATAGAGACCAATCGAGACATTGGGAATGACTTTTCCTTTCATTTTTACAGACGATCCTGTAGAACCTTCAATAACAAGCACTGCTTCTCTTTTATTTAAAATATCAATGTAATCTTCTTTTGTTTTTATGTCACCAGTAAAAGATAGTTCAGCCAAGCCATATAAAGGAGTCAGCATTTTAAATTTAGGGTCTCCTGAGAAAAAATAATCAATATTAAATTTATTGTTATTATCTGTATCTCCTTCAGGACCAGAAACTGCTTTTTTAAAGAATGCTCGCTCAGATGTAATAAGACTATTTAACTCGTGGTATAGAGAAGTTTTAAGTTTAGGTATGTTTGTAGTATCTACATAATCTTCTAATACTCTATTTAAAAGACTTTTTAAGAATGGATCATTATAGATAAATGAGTCAATATTAGAAAAAGCATTGGAAAGGTTATCTCCAGATGGTAGAAATCCAAACCAATATATAAGATCAACATCGGATTTTCCTAATGCAAACTCAGCAAACGATTCTTTTTGTATTTTAGTATCGTAAGCATATGATACATTATTTAATTTAGTATTTTTTAACTTAAATGACAATCCATCAAGAGACGACATTGATACTGAACTTCTAATAGTATTTGTTTTAATTAAATTCTCTTTTATAAAAGAATTTAATTTATTAATGTCCTCATTAGGTTGTTTAACTGTCTTTGAAAAAACTCCAAGCCCTCTTTTAATAATAGAAGGCGCTATTATCATATCTAAACTTATATACCCTATTTTTCCTTTAAAATTAATTTGCGCGTATTCAGCAGATCCTATACTTTTTAAATTTGAATTTAAAATATTAATAATAGAATTTCCGTGGTATTCTTAAATACTCTTCAAATCCATTACTTGTAGATTTAAGCATTAATGCACCTTTTGAGATAATCTTATAAGGAAGTTTTTTAATATCTTTATTAGGCTTAACAAAAAGTTCAAAAAGAGTTTTTCCTTCATACACATACGATAGAGTTCTTGTTAACATTTATTACTTCCTTGAATGAGCAGATTTAAACTCATCTGTTGTTATTTTATAAACACTTGTTGAATTTTGTTTATTAGGTATATGAAGAACGATTCCTTCTATTTCTGGACCTAACTTAAACTTACCTTCTATACCAGGATGCTGTAATATATAATCGGATAAATCATCTTTTACTTTTTGAATAACATTTAAAAGATTTTGTTTTGCTTCTTTGTCGGCCATCTTACGGCTTTTAAGAATTGATAATGCTTCATCACTATAAGAACTTGCAGCATCAACATAAGAAGTAATATCAATTTCAGTTAATTTGAGATTTGGATCGATTATTTTTATTTTATCATTGCTTTTTTTATAAAGATCGGCTAAAATGGTATCTTTATTAGGATGATCACGTCCAGTCGATGATTCTAAAATGGTATACGGCATAATAGTCATTAATGATCCTAATTTATTTTTATCATAAACAACAGTTACAAATTTTATACCTGTTTCAGTTTCTTCTGCCATAGGATTATAAAAAATTTCACAGACGACCTTTGAATTATTCGGTATTACCTCCATAAATTGAGATGTTTTAAATATCTCAAGCATATCATCATAATGTGATGCTCTTGCTATAAGTTCAACATCATCCGATTTACCTCTTGCAAAAGCGGTAAATGCGCCACTGTCAAATATTGGACCAGTACGACTGCCTTCAAAAAATGGCTTTCCATTTAAGTCTTTTCCAAATCGCGCACCAAGACCATCTATTTTAGAGACACATTTAATATTTTTTAAAATGCCGTTATTTTCTATTTTAACTTGTCTCATCCAGGCAACAAATTCGTCTGGCTTCATATCCTTTAAATGACTGATACCAGTTCTTGTTGTTGCTTTAATTTCTTGTTCAACAATTCTGAGATATTGACCAAACTTTAACATAAAAAATCCTTATTATGAGTACGATTTATAGTACGAATCTATTTTATCTTGGAATTGATCTAAACTTCCCACTCCAAGTTCTTTGGTTAAATAGTCAAATGCTTTTATTTTACTATCATAGTCTGAGCGAGGATCACCTCTTGTTAATCCTTGAGCACCTTTATCCCATAAAAGATTTACAAAAGCATCAACTATTTTACTTTTATCTGAATCATTAAAATAACGATTTATAATTTCTACAACACCAACAAAAGAAGACATCTTTTCAATGTCTCCAAATAAAGCATTTTTTCCAAAACTCATCTTAAAAATAAGATCTAAATCTGTAATATATTCAGCACCCTTTGAATCTAATTCTTGATAGACATACATCCCATTTTTTATAACCTGATTTCCTTGGGTATCTAATACAGGTTTTATTTTATAACGAATGCCTTTAAGACTAAAAGCAAGATCACTTGAATGAATTATTTTTTCTTTACCTTTAGCGGTCTTAGGTTGAATAATAACATCTCGTGCTACTCTATGTTGAAGTGATCTCATAATGTACTTTTGAAAAACACCTTTAATGCCTTGAGACATATCCTTCCAAGGAGATGAATGACTGAATGTTGCCCAAGGAGTTGGCTTTCCATTTTGAAAATCAACAAGTTCTAAATCAACTTGAATAGATATCTCAAGTTTAGGTATTGTCCATAGTGTAATAAATTGATCACCAGATGGCTTGTATCCTACATAGATAGCATTACCTACTTTACTACCTTGTTTAAGAGATTTAAGGAAATCTTCTATTTGACTTTTAAGGTTCCCATCAACTTGTGTATCTATATCCCCTACCGTTGGCTTATGTTGAATAAATGTAGTATCTGGAATAGAAGTATCAAATAGATGAAGAGATGAACCACTTAAAAAGTCTCTTGATTTGAATAAATCATCTCCCCACAATGGTAGACCGTGAACACTTGAAAATCGGTCTGAAATAGCCTTAAGTGAAGTACCTAATTCTTTCGTTACAAGTTCTCTATCAAGTTTTTTAAGGTCAATTCTATCAGCAGCAGTATCTCCTATAACAATATTACCACCTTCGTGAAGTTGAAGCCAGTGTTTAAATATGAGCATTTTTTTCTCCCATAAAAAATAGGCGTATAGAGAAAACTATACGCCTATTTAAAGTTAAGCCCTATAATTTTTACTTATTAAAGATATTTAGTATCTTCAATAGTCTGAACCCAGAAGTTATCTGTTCCTGAATTTGAACAGAAGTTGGCAATCACATCGTAAACTGCATCACTAAAACCTCCAACATTTAGAATTGATTTATCACCACGCGCCTGAGTAGTAGTATTAGGCACAAGATCAATACAAACCATCTTTGCCTTTGGATTAGCACCCTTAAAGGCATTCCAAGCCTTCATAAGTTCAGTTCCTTTGTTAGGCCCAAATCCATACGAATTACGTATCCAACTCTCATTGTCACTGACGTAGATGATCAAATCTCCCTTTTTCTTCGAAGCAACCAGTTCCTGAAGAGGTAGTTGACATTTGGTGCCGCCACCGCCAAATTTTGAGATAATACGCGCGTTATCCATAACAGATGCTTGCGGGTTAAGTGTCTGACGATGAACACGAGTATCAAACATGACAACTTCAGTATTCTCTGGATTTGCACGTAACAGTGATGATGCAATTAAAGCCGCTACATCTACGCAACGAATTTTACTAGAGACTGACCCGCGACTGCCAGTAATAGGAGATGACATTGATCCACTTACATCAACAAAGATATAAGTTTTTCCACCAAAGGTTGGAACAGTTTGCAACGAGAAATCAAGTGCACTCTCCAGTGCCTTACGAACAGGAATAGGAGCACTATCAGCATACATCCAAGAGGTAAAAATCTGATAAGGAAATACCTTGGCATTAGCAATTTTACTCGTATCCTGTAGAGTGTTAGCAATAGTCGTTACCATTTCCTGATCATCGAAAAGACCCTTTCGGTCAAAGGTATTCAAGTTCATACGGGTCATGTGCCATCCAGCATTTCGCGCAATATTCTTCCAGTTTTCAGTCGAAAGTTCACCTGAAGTTAGGAGTTCAAACGGAACATTTGGAATAGTATTAGTATCACCAGTACGAAATGAAATAAGTTGTCTCACTTCGGCAGGCAATAAATCGTATTCTTTAAAACCAACACTACCGTTGATTAACCACTTAAACATAGCATTCTGCTCAAGGCTCTTAGGGGTCGGATGAACCATCTTGATAATATCGGCTAATGACGGATTATTGCCAACAGATGCACGAATTAACTGATTCGTTGAAGCATTTAGAATCCAGTTTTTAACTAAATTCTTTGGAGAAGTTCCCATAGACTTGCGACCAATAGTACCAGAACGCATAATCTGAACAAAATTGCGAAGCATCTTGCCGTTATCGATAACCAATGAAAATATATTTTTAACATATTGAGGTCCATTTACAGTGAGCCAAGCCAGAAGAAATGCAGGAGTATCCTTCATATACCCATTCTTACGGGCGTGTACTGCTAACTTGGCAACAAATTCAGCGCCCTTAGGACCAATGTTATCCAATAGACTTTTAATAGTACCTAACTGATCTTGAGCAGTCGTATAAAAAGTTCCATTGAACACTCCAGTCATGACCATTTGAGCGAGAGCAGCCTTGTCGCTTAAGGCATAAGCCTTTCCACCTGCACTATTAATAGTATCTGCAACAGGAATTGCACGAGCACTACTGGTAGAACCAAAAACATTTTTATTTGCCATTTTACACACCTCTTTGTAGAGTAAAGTTAATATAAATTCAAGTTTCCAAAAAGTGGATCAAGTATCGTACTATCTTCTGGACCAATAGCAACGGCAGTAGCAGTTGGATTTCCGTTAAATTCAGTTACGCCATTGTCAATTATAAGATGTGCTGTAATACCTGCGTTACGAGCCTTGTCATACACATCAATAAGACTTTTCCAATCTGGTACCTGTAGTACAATCTTTGTAAAAGAGTTAAAAATCCATTCAAGTTCTTTTTTAGATACCTCTCTTGTAAGAGAGCCGTTACGATCTATGTTCTTAATTAAGAACATCATTGAAGCGTGAGCACCTTGGGCAATCTCCTTACCTCGACGCATACCAAGATCACGACGAATAATGATGAGTTGTTTTATCATATTTACTCCAAGCACACAAGAATAATTCCTACATCTAAATGTTAAACTTTTTCCAAACCCACTGTTTCATATCAAGAACAATATTACTATTAGCCTGCTTCTTCTCGAACTTGGGAGACTTTGTTACATAGATAGCACCCTTCCTTCCTAACCAAATATAATTCCTGAATTGAATCACGCTGGTTCCTATATATTCACCTAACCAGTTGTGTACTGTATAATCTTGTTTTTGTGGGATAGACCAGCAACTATATTGCTCGGTGCTTAAATCCTTTTCGAAGGATGATTCGATTACTTGGGTCTTAAGGTATTCAGTATAAGCCTTCTGTAGGGTTATCATAATATCCTCTGATTAAATCGTATCAAGATTTATTGAAAAGTCAATCCTTTGCACCCATTGTTAGTTTACAGCGAACAACTCGTTGAAGCGATTTTCAGACATCGTTGTAACCTCACCGTTGGTAAAGTAAACCTTGTAAACTAATTCGCCGAGAAAATATTTTCCAACGATGAATTTTACTGTACAGTTGTGTGTTGCAGTTTGTACCACTGGTTTTGAGGATTTACGTGCCATTTCACTTTCCTATGTTTTGCT